CCGATTCCACAAAGAGAAACCCCGAACGGAGCGGGGTCCCACCACGAGAGGTATACCTTGGAATGGTAATACCGAACCTCACCCTTCTGAAGTTGGACTCCAGAAGACCCCAATTCTCCACCGGACATATTGAACCAGTGGAGTACCGCAGGGGAACCGTCAGGGCGATGAGCCTTTCGCCGGTTCCTTAGCAGCCTGGTCGAGTAACTCTGCTTCCATTGATGGTAAGCAGGGGTAGCTTCGTCCAGAGACGCCCAAAAACCGCAATCACTCCCCAACGACCTTGGAACAAGGTATCGCTGGTGAGCAGGTACGGTTTTCACTACGTAGGAATAAAACTTCTGGTATCTTTCAGGATCTTTGAGTTGTGAAACCCATTGCCTGAGAGAGTTAGCAAACCAGAAGGTCCTTTGTAGTGTATCCAAAGGCGCTTTTACGTAAAACGGGGTTACGTCCTTGCCGTAAAAGTAGTGTTTTCCACAACTTTCACGAAACGGACCACTAACGAACGTCTTTTCCACATTGGTTTTAAAGCCGCAGTAGTCGAGCAATTCGATAAGGTCCGCTGAGACACTATTGTGAATGACTATGTCATCACCGTAGATCCCCAAGCGACGGTCGCTAACCTCTTTAAGGTCCTGAACACTCCTGGCAAGAGCCCAAAAAATAAGGCTTTCAAGCTCAAAGGTGTATCCATTCCCCATTGAGGAAATCTTCTCAAAGGTGTGCTTAACACCCCCTGGAAGAATGCCAACCTCCGAACGGCAAAGGCACAAGGCCCCAAACCAATCAGAAGGAAGCAACAGCCTAACCAGTTCCAGCGCAATGCTGTCACTAGCACTAGCCAAATCGATAGTCGCGAGACTACCGGTCGAGCTACCTATCCGGGCCAGAATCTGGTTCCGGGTTTGGTCGTTAAGATCGATTCCAACTGATCTCAAGCGAGCTCTGATCACCGAGCCAATACCTTTCTGAATATACATATTCATATCGGGTTCTATGGCGATGCAACGATCAGTTTTAGCTGATTTAGCGACGGTGGTCACCTTACTGCCCTCTACGATTTTGACCCAATTACAAGGGTCTAGGCCGTATTGGTCAGCCATCTGCGCTGCCCAGAGCGGAACGCTCCGGATTGCACAAACAGCAAGTAAGGCGCAATTTCTAGTCACCTCAGGTTTACCCTGAAATTTATAAAACGGAGCACCCGACCTTCTCTTAAGACGCGTAGAAGCGCCTCCGGAGAAACCGAAACGTTCCGCCGCCTCATCCCAGCTAAACGCACCGAGGAGAGACCCTATCTTTTTCCTGGCGTACTGAATGTACGACTCAGGCGTGAGCCCAATTTCTTGGATCACGTAAGGTCTGACTTTGGTTTTGTTCAACTTTAGACAGGAGGCCTCACTTTCGAGGAACTTAGTCATTGCAACAGCTTTTGTATCAATCCCAAGTGGAAACAAGGGATATTTACGGAGCAGGCTCTGACAGCAGTAATCAGTTGCAAAATCGCTGTAGTCGCTATAAGAATCAGGCGACAATTCAGCATCAACCAAACACTGGTAATTACCTTTTACCAGTCCCTCCAAGAGGGATCTAGCATAAGGAGTTCCAACGGTGCGCAAGAAGCCCGCGCACAATTTGTGAGTTGCTGTTCGACTAGTGTAGCTAGCTTCGCTAGATACGAGCATGGTTTATACCTATGCAGTTGTCCTAAGGGATACTCGTTAGATCTGGTTAATCACCAGACGCTTTCGAGGTCATCGATCATCGAAACGACGACCGGGTTCTTCAGAGCGTTGCTCAACAGAACACGAAAGTTGGTCCGATCAATCTTGTCGGCTTTCACCGGCAAGACGAATTCGAAAGTGCCCAAAGGAGCGTAGTCGACAGACGTTACGGCTTTACCGGAAGAGTCAGTCGTTGTGACAACCTTAGGCATGGTCAAACGACCAGTTACCTTATAGGTTGCACCGTTGCCGGTTGGCGCCCGCACACCCAGCGTGAGCTGTGGCTGCCCGATTGGAACACCCGAGGTCCGCTCTTTGTAAGAGGCGACGCCATTGGCGTCGATGCTCTGAGGATTGAACGTGTGGGTGACCGGGGTAGCTGCGCCATCTTGGATGGCGATGGTGGTATTTTGCGGCATAATAGCCTCATTTTCAATGGGGTTAACGGATACTTCTGAGCAAAGCAAGCGCATTAAGCGCGTGCTTCACGGAAGCAGGAGATTTAAAGCTCGGCAAAAACGCACGGGGCGGTTGATATATAGAGATCTGAGATCTCGATACGTCGTACCACTCTGTAACGCGTCGGCCTGCGCAACTTTGGCTGATATCGTTCCATTGCCCGCTACGAAAGCCAGGTTTTGGATTGACCCAACGTTGGTTACTTTGTCTATCGGTAACGGTCCACGTGCCACCAAGGAATTTAAAACCCTGAGAAGCAGTAAGTGCACCGAGATAATCGCCGATAGGCAGAGCCCAATCGATCACAAAGGACCAAGGAGTTAACTCCCAGATTACCTCAGCGGGATTGGTTAGTCCCACACTCGACGCTGCAAGCAGCGCTGGATTTTCGACCTCATACCAGAAGATCAATTGACCTCTGGAGACAAAGTTGAAAGAAACACCAGCAGAGAAGTTATCGCTACCAAACTCGATACCCTCTTCTGTAACGGTCGAAGTTTTCTCGAGACGAGAAAGACAACGAATCCGTTGAGCGTGTCGACGTGTCTCACGCGTCAATTCATCGTAGCCACCTTTGATATCACCCATTAAAGGGAGGATACCATACTGGAGTTCAAGCCAGGTAGAGGCAGCGTCCTTTCCACGTCGACGAGTCGAAAGACCCATCTCAGTGAGAGAACGTTTGAAGTCGCCCCTACGGAAAGCACGATAGGACTTAAGTAGCTTAGTTGCAAACACGGTGACACCCTCCGCGGTCTTAGACAACTCGGCCATTGAAACGGCCACGTTAATCTTTTGATCGCGAAGTTTTAAGAGATTCTTATTAGTAAGTTTCTCAAAGTCATCGTTCGTTATACCCTCATGATAAAAAC